TCGCCACCGTGGCCTGGGCCCTCCGGGGCGGCAGGCAGGCCCCCGAGGGGGTGGTAGTGGGGTACACGTTGATCTTCCTCTTCTGGTGGGGCGCCATCGCCCTGATATGGGGAGCGCTGAGGTGATTCGCGCGTTGGCCGCGGCGAGTGTTGACCCTCACGGGCACCACGCCCGAGGTACCGGCCTACTCGGGGGGTGGCCCCGCCCCCTCACCCACGGGGCTCCCCACAATCTTGGGCTAGCACCCCTCCTCTGCGGGGCCTCGGGGGGCCGGGGGGTCCCGCAGGAGGAGTGAAAAGGGGGTGAAGCGTGAAGACCTTAGACGTGCTTTTGCCCTGGCCCCCTTCAATCAACCACTATTGGGGAGCCAGAGGCCGGGGGCGCTACCTTTCTCCCCAGTCGCGGCGGTGGCACAAGGAGGCCTGGGCGGTCCTGAAGGCCCAGGGGGTGCGGTACTCGGGGGAGGTGGCGGTCTACGTGTTCGCCCACCCGCCAGACCGCCGCAAGCGGGACCTGGACAACATCACAAAGGCCCTTCTGGACGCTCTTGTGGGGGCTGGGGTCCTGAAGGACGATCACCAGGTGGCCGTGCTGTACGTGGAGCGGCGCCCTTTTGAGCGGTCAGGCAAGGTGCGGCTGGTGGTGGGGCCGATAGAGCCGGAGTGAACCGGGCGGGTGGTGCGATACGACCGTATAGCGCCCTCGCCGTTACGATACAAGCCCGGTCGTTTCCTATCATTGGGACAGGGAGGGAATGTGCCCAGGCGTTGCACGGTGTGCATTCACCCTCAGCGTGACGAAATAGAGCGGGCCATCGCCCGTGGCGAATCGTACCGAAGCATAGCGCACCAATATTCCGTTTCGCACACGGCCATCATCCGCCACGCCCGGGCGCACCTTCCCCAGCCCGTGCAGGCCGCCGTCCAGGCTGAGATGGTGGAGCACGGGGCCAGCATCCTCTCCCAGGTCCGGGAGCTGAACCAGAAGGCCCGCCAGCTCCTGGAGGAGGCCGCCGCCAAGGGCCGTTACACCGGGGCGGCAGCGTTTCTGAAGGAGGCCCGGGAACTCCTCACCCTGGAGGCCCGCCTCCTCGGCGAGCTGGACACCAGGGACCGGGTGGAGGTCCATACCCACCTGGACGTTCGCGCCCTCGCCGTCCGCATCGCCCGGGAGCTGGAGGACGAGCCCGAGCTGGCCGAGAGGGTGGGGCGTGTGCTCATGGAGCTGACGGATGGCCGCTAGAGCCACACCACGAGACCGTAGCCCCGCCCTCATCGTCTCCCCCAGGGTGGGGTTCACCCTCCTGGGGATAGACCCTGACCCCTGGCAGCTCCGGGTGGCCCACCTCGCCACCCGCCGGAACACCCTGGTCCTCACCGCCCGCCAGGCCGGGAAGAGCACCACGGCCGCCGTGGTCGCCCTTCGCGCGGCCCTCATGACCGGGGGCACCGTCCTCATAGCCTCCCCCACGGAGCGCCAGTCCACCGAGCTGGCCCTCCGGGTGCGGTCCCTGGCCCGGCTGGCCGGCGTGCCCCTGGAGGCCGAGGGCAGGACCTACCTGGAGATTCGCGGGGGCGGCCGGGTGGTAGCCCTCCCCGAGAACCCCGAGGGCGTTCGCGGCTACTCGGCTCACCTCGTGGTCCTGGACGAGGCCGCCTACGTGGCCGACGACCTCTACATCGCCGTGCGGCCCATGCTAGCCATGACGGGGGGCCGCATCCTCGCCCTCTCCACCCCGGCCGGCACCCGGGGCTGGTTTTGGAGGGAGTGGGTCTCCGAGTCGGAGGACTGGGCCAGGGTGCGGGTGACGGCCTACGACATCGGCCGGTATGACCGGGCCTTTCTGGACGCCGAGCGGCGGGCGCTGGGGGAGACGGCGTTCGCCCAGGAGTACATGGCAGAGTTCGTTGGCCGGGGAGGTGCTATAGACCCCGAGGTGGTTCACGCCGCCGTCCGGCTACCCGGCCCCGAGGAGCCCAGGCCCGGCAGGGTCTACGTGGCCGGCCTGGACCTCGCCCGGCTCCAGGACTGGACGGCGCTGGCGGTTTTGGACGTGACGGAGGAGCCCTATCGGCTAGTGAGGTTAGAGCGTTGGCAAGACACCTGGGAGGAAACGGTCCGGCGGGTCCTTCAGGTGGTGACGGCGTATGGGGCCCGGCTCATCGTGGACTCCACGGGCGTGGGGGACCCGGTGTATGAGCGCATCCGAGCGGCCTGGCCCAGGGCCCACCCCTACCGGTTCACAGTCCAAAGCAAGCCCCCGCTCATCCAGGAACTTCGCCTCTCCCTGGCCGAGGAGCGCCTCCTCCTCTACCCTCACCCGGTACTCCTCTCGGAACTCCAGACCCTCCAGGCCAAACAGACGGCGTATGGCGTGAGCTACGAGCACCCGCCGGGCGGCCACGACGACACCGTGATGGCCCTGGCCCTGGCCCTGTGGGGCGCTAGAGGGGCCGCCGGCTCTGGTCCGCCCCTTCGGGTGCCGGGGCGCTGGAGCGGGCTCCGGGGTGGTGTATAATGCCTCGTAGAATCGGCATAGTTTACGCCAAGATACCCTGCCCCGGGTGCGGGAGCGGGGAAGTGGAGTCCCGTGGTCGCGTGAGGCTGGAGGGAGTATGGCCGGACGTGGTTTTGGTGAGGCGGTACAAGTGCAGGCGCTGCGGGGCTACCTTCGTGACATACGAGGTGGCGGACGAGCCCGGGAACGCTGGGCCCTCGCCCTCCACGGAGCGCTGAAGAGCCGGATGAGGTGGGCGGGACCGCCTAGGAGCGGGTGGTGGGAGGCGAAGGTTGAACCCGTGGCGGGGGGGCCCGGGAGCTACTGGATCCGCGTGGCCGGGCGCTGGTACCCCTGGGAGCGCGTGCGGCTGGTCCTGCGGGAAGCCCTGGAGCTCCACCTGCCCGAGGAGGAGCGCAGCCCAGAGGCCCGGGACCTGGCCCGCTTCCTGCACGCCGACCGCCCTACCCTGGTGGAGTACGCCCTGGCCCGGCCGAAACTGGAGGAGATATGGCGAAGAATCCACGAAGCGTGAACGACCCTGTGCGGGAGCCTTCCCCGTGGGGGTGGCGGGAGTGGGCCCCTGTGGACCTGGCCTACGCCACCCGGGCCGCCATGGGGGGAAACCTCCTCCCGGCGGCGGACCTGGTGAGCGCCATGCTGGCGGACGACCGGGTGGCGGCCACGGTGGGGGTGCGGGTGCGAGGGCTTTTGGGCCTGCCCTTCACCGTGGAGCGGCCCAACGACCGGGAGGGGAAGACCATCGCCAGGGCCCTGGAGGCGGACTTCTTCCGCTTCGCCCCCGAGGAGGCCCTCTACCAGGTCCTGGCCTGGGGGCTCCTCCTGGGGGTGGGCCTGGCCCGCCTGGACTGGCGGGGGGGCGGGGGGACGGGGGGGGTCCCGCCCCCCCCGGGGCCCCGGGACCCGGAGGACGAGGAGACGGGGAGGCTCCTCCCCCACCTGGAGCCCTGGCACCCCAGGAATCTGTCCTTTGACCCCCAGGAGGAGCGCTGGTACGTGCGGACCCGGGAGAACCCCCGGCACCCCCTGAAGGAGGGGGCCTGGTGGCTTTACACCCCCTATGGCCCCAGGCGGCCCTGGGAGATGGGCCTGTGGCGGGCCATCGCCCTGCCCTGGCTCATCAAGCTGGACGCCGCCCGGTACTGGGCCCGGGACAACGAGGTGGGGGCGGTGCGGGTGGCCAGGGCCGGGGAGATGAGCGCCCAAGAGGAGCGGGAGGCCCTGGCCAGGCTCCTCGCCGACATGGGGGCCGACACCGGGCTGGTCCTCCCCCCGGGCTACGAGATGGACATCCTCTCGCCCTCGGGGGAGGTGTGGCGGGGCCGGGAGGCGGCCATCGCCTGGGCGGACCGGGCCATCGCCGTGGCCGTCCTGGGGCAGAACCTCACCACCGAGGTCCAGGGGGGCTCCTACGCCGCCGCCCAGGTGCACAACATGGTGCGCCAGGACCTCCTGGAGGCGGACGCCGAGGCCCTGGCCACCTCTCTGCGGGAAGGGGTCGTCCGCTGGTGGGCCGAGTACAACTGGGGCTCCGCCCGCCTCGCTCCTTGGCCCCGGTGGGACACCACGCCCCCCGAGGACCGCCGGGTGGAGGCCGAGACCCTGGCCAAGCTGGCCCAGGCCCTCCAGGGCCTCGCCCAGGCCGGGGCGCCGGTGGACCTCCGGGCCGTCCTGGAGGCCTACGGGGTGCCGGTGGCCCAGGAGGCCCCCACCCAGACCGTGCGCCTGGCCTCCGGGGACCGGGTGGCCCTCTCCAGCGGTTTTGTGCAGGGCCAGCTCTACGCCGACCGGGTGGCGGACGAGGCCA